AACTTGCCCTGCTCTTCAGCAGTCAAGTCTCTCTTCTCAGCAGCAGCGGAGTCAAGCAGGGCCTTTGCTTCCTCCCATGCCTTAGCACGAGCCTCAGCCTGAGCCTTAATAAAGGACTGTGACATTTTGGTCTCCTAATAGTTTTATTTGACTTCAGCTGCGCTGACGCAGAACTGAAACAGGCGGTGCTTACACTCAACCCTGTTTATATCTTAGCAAAAGGAAAACCCCAGAGGTAGAAAGGATAGACCCTCTGGGGTGGTTACTCGCTAAACCTTGCGATCAGGGGATTCGCTTTTCAGTTGGTTCAATGATGCGAGTTTCCTTTATAGCGGCATACGCCGATGCGCCGCTGTTTTTATCGCTGTCAGCTTTGACTGCGACATCTTTGTTGTCTAGCTTCCAAATGGCATCAGCCCACTTGTCTGCTAGTGAATAAATCTCTCCAACGCTAGGGTCTCCTGCGATTGCGAGAATGGTTTGCTTGATCTGTTCTTTGGTTGCCATTAGTTCCTCTTTAGTAGTAGGTCAAGCTGTTTGCGCTTTAGGTCCAGCAGGTTTGGCTCTTCGGTCTTTTCTTCTTCTACCTGCGTCACAGGGGAAAGAGTGTCAACAACCTTCTTGATTAGCTCTGCCTCGGTGTCTGACAAATCAGAACCTTCCTCTAGCTTGAGGACTGCATCAGCCAAAGCGTCAGCGTCAACCTGCGCTCTAGTTGCAACCTTGTCGAGTGAGCGAACCATTGCCTCGGTTGCAGCGTAAGCAGGAAACGCAACAATGCTTGTCTCGAACAAACGAACACTCTTGAGAGTGCGCTGTGTCATTTCTTGATTCCATGAGTCTTTGATAACTGAGAAGCCAAAGCTCATCTTGTTTAGGTCTCCTCGGCGGAGTAGCTCAGCCATGTCTCGACCATCGGAAGTGTTTGGCAGGCTTGCTTCTACCCTGAGTCCAATCTCGTCCTCGTAGAGCTTCATTGTGCCTGAGCGAGTGGATGCAAGAACTCGACCAGTGTCGTGATTGACCAACAGCTTGACATCGTTGCGAGAGCGTAGCGAGCGACGGAATGCGCCGGGTTCGATTGTCTCGACAAAGCCACCTAAGTCTTCTGATGGGGAGTTGAACTTTGCAGCGTAACCAATAAAGGTCATGCCATCGCCTTCGGCCCTTAGCTCAAAGTCAGCGTCAAAGTTTCTGGTTTCTTGCTTCATGTTTGCTCTCTCTTGCTCGGCTTCTAGTCTAGTCTTTACACCTTCTGCATAAGCCATCGCTCGTCTCGCAGATCGCTTAGTTGTTCCGCCACCCCATAGAGCCATTGCAACAACTCCGGGTGATGGGAAGTTTTCTGATGAGGGGTTGGCATCGGGTGAATCTAAATCTCCCAAGTGTCTTGCAATCCAAGCTGCAATCCGAACCCACTTGTCGGCGGAGACATTGCCCTCAGCCATTGCTCTAGCTTCTCTGATTGTGCGATCTACTAGACCATCTCCGCCAAGCCCTTCGGAATACCATTGCAAACCTCTGCGAGCAGATGCTCTCATGTAGGCAGGTGCGGTCAGGTCAACCTGACGAACCTCGTCATCGTCTTCGTCATCTTCATCCATTGGTTCTGGCAGCGGGTCAATCTTTGTCAGCGTTGAGAACTTGTGTCCAACATAGACATCGGTGTCATCCCAACCGCCCTCGACTCGCTGGTAAACCTGAATCAAAGCAGCTGGGTCATCGGGAGTCCCTGTGATTGTGAATGAGGAATCAGGAACATTTATTGTTCCGTCTCGCTCAATCTGGACAATCTCGCCTCTGGCTCGACCGCCTGAAGTATTCCAAGAAACATAATCGCCAACCTCAAGCTCAGTTGGTCTTGCTCTTTCTCCACCGGGTTCGATGCCCTCAGAGATTGAGACAGCGACCATCTGGTCAATGGCATCTTGCTTGGTTGTGTGACAGCCAATTACTTCGCCGTCTTCTTTTACAGTGGCCCAACCTGAGCAGTCAGGTGATTGGTCAGTTATGAAGTATGGCATTAGCCGAGCCTCGCATTCACAGTTATTGTTCCCCCTAGTGCAACCGCTGTTCCGTTTATTGTGATGCCGCCTGCGGTTGTGTTGATGCTGATCGTCTGAGTTCCAGAGTCATAAACAATCGGCGATGTTGCAGCTACAACTCCAGAAGGTCCTTGCGGGCCAGTCGCTCCGGTTGCACCCTGCGGTCCAGTTGGGCCTGTCGGTCCTGTCGCTCCCGTAGCTCCAGTTGCTCCGGTTGGTCCAGCAGGTCCAGTTTCGCCTTGAATACCCTGTGGGCCTTGTGCGCCTGTTGCGCCAGTAGCACCAGTAGGGCCAGCCGGACCAGTATCACCTGTGTCACCTTTATCGCCCTTGTCACCCTTGAGTCCCTGAATACCTTGCTCCCCCTGAATACCTTGTGATCCTTGCGGTCCGGTTGCGCCAGTAGCTCCTGTTGGACCTGTGTTGCCTGTGTCCCCCTTATCACCCTTATCTCCCTTTAGTCCTTGAATCCCCTGTGGGCCAGTTGCACCTGTCGCTCCAGTAGCTCCGGTTGCGCCAGTCGCTCCGGTGTCACCCTTGTCACCTTTCGGCAAAACAAAGTTTAGAGTCTGCGATGGTGCTGTGCCTGTAACTGTTACCGCTGCCGCTGTTCCGCTTGTAACTGTTCCAACCGATAGAACTGTTGGCTGGCCTAAGACTGTTTCATTGACCCAAAGCTGTGTTGCCGAATCATAAACAAGCGACTGCCCATCGGTTAGACCATTGAACTTGACATTGTGAAGTTCGTCTAGTTCGTATCCGTTCTGAATGTTGACAAACAGAACACCATTGTTCTGGTTGGCCCTAACGCAATAGCCAATAAAGACTGAGTTGTTTGGTGGGACTGGCTTTGTCGAAGTCAGACCGCCGGGGACTGTTGGGGATAGCCAAACTGCTGCACCTTCGGTTAGTCCGTTGGTGTTTATGTTTCTGACAAGTCCAAAGCTGGCAGCGAATCCTTTGCTTCCACCGCTAATTGTCTCTGCCATAACTGCGATGGTTTTTGAACTAGTGACCTCTGAGTTTGCCTGAGCGTATGCGACAAGTTTGTTATTGCCGTCTGAGCCTGTGATGTAGACAGCTTTGCCCTTAGTGCGTTCAGTGTTATCCGAAGACTTTGCCAAGATAAAAAGCTCTTGCCCGACATTTTGATTGACAGTCGGGGTCATGCCAAGTTCTAGGGTCTTGTCTGTGTCGTTCCAACCAATTCGACCAACTGCGATAGAGGGAACTGAATTGACATTGAACTGGATGTAAGCAGGCTCAGCAATTGCGGTTGCGCCGATGATGTTGTCTACAAGTGTGGCTTGGTTCTGATTGACAGTTGCGCTGAATGTTCCGCTGGTGGTTATGGTTGCGGTATTCGGTGCGGTGACTTGAACAATGCTTGTGCCACTTGTGACTGTGATTACGCTCAACGAGTTACCTCTGGGTCAACATTGAAGTTGCCTTCTAGTAGGCGAGTGACATAACCTCCCGATGTCACTAGCTCAAGGTCATAGACATAAGGGCCAGAGGGAACGCCTGCGGTTGTTGCAGCGGAGATGTCTAAGAGAATTGAGCCGGCAGTTCCGCCTAATGTGATGCCAGTTCCAGAAGTCAAGCTGATGACGGCATTTGTTGAGTCATAAGTTTCTCTTACCTGCATCCTTGCCGAGTAGCCAGTCAGGTTGACGGCTGTTCCGTTCAAGGTCCAAGTCAGGTTGTAATCAAAAGATGCGCCTTGCCAGCAGTTCAGGTTTAGCGTTGCAGGTGCTTGCATTATCCCTCCGGGTAAACAGATGTTGGGTCGGCTGGGTTGATCTGTGCGACACCCTGAAGTTGAACGCTTGGAACGCCTGTGTGTGCGATTGGTGGCAAGCCCATAGCTGCGAGGCTTTCGGCAGGGTCAAAACCTGAGTTGATTAGTCGCTGAGCCATGAGAACACGCTTGTCAGTTGCGGATAGGTCAGCTGCGTCAATGTTGACATTTGCAAGTGGAACTCTGAGGATGTCACCGCCGTCAATCTTTGACAGGCCTTCTGCGACACGAGCGTCATTGGTTGTCAGGATGCCAGCTTGGATTCCTTGCGAGTAGGCAGAGAAGCGAGACTGTGCATCGCCTCGGAGCAGGCTGTTCATGTTGAACTCAACAAATGCGCCCTGTCCGTTTGGATAGACCTGAAGCAGAGTCGAGAGTGAGTTCTCGATGATTGCAACATAAGGTCTGAGGGTGTGAGTCACGAACTCAATGGAAGTCTGCTCAATGCTTGAGTAGGTGTTTGTTCCGGGCAGGTTCATCAGGTGCGATGGGATGTTCCAGATTCGGCATAGGTCTTCGATAAACATTCTGCGTGAGTCGAGTAGCTGAGACTCTTCTGGGTTGATGCCGATGTCCTTGATGTCAAGACCTGAGTGCAGAACGATTGTCTTGTGAGCTTTTCTCCAGCCGCCATGACGAGCGTCAACCGACTTCGCCAGAAGCTTCGCCTGATCCTCAGTGAGCGACTGAGGGGTCACTAGAGCGTAGTTACCCGATGCGCCTTGTCCAAAGAAACGCTGTGCGTATGAGTCGAGAGCAAGTCCTAAACCAAGAGCGTCTTTCATTGCCTCAACTCTTGACACGCCTCGGATTCCACCGGGTCGCATCACTGATTCCACAATGTGCAAAATCTCGTCAGAGGTGTAAGTCTTCTGGTCTTCCTCATAAGTGAACATCACTCGACCATTGCGGTTGCGCTTGACTTCAATCTTCGTCGGGTTGAGAACCATCAGGTTGATTGGGAAACCTTCTTCGTCTCTGAAGACTCGAACGAAAGCGTTGCCGTCAAGCATCAGGGAAGCGATGATTGAGCTGATGAATGGAGTGCGGTCAACGAAAGAAATGTCAGGTCTATTCACCCAGTCAGGCTTTGGCCTCATTAGAAGTTTCTGTCCGTCTCTGCGAACCCATGCATCCATCGGCAGGGTTGAGATTGTTCCAGCGATCAGCGAGATGGCAGCCGACACGCCTGCGAGTTTGTAGACATTGTCTTCGTCAATGAAAGTGCCTGAGTTGTTCTGCAGCTCAAAGTCAAGACCAGCACCCCAAAGGCTGTTAGGGGTTACTGCTCGCTTCTCGAAAATGTTTCCTAGCATCAACGCCTCTCAATAGCTATGCCGAAGAGGATGGAGAAAGCTCCACCAACAATGATTCCCGCAGGGATAAAAATAAGACCAACCCCGACACTTATGGCAATTGCCCCTGCAACCTGTAGAGCTGTGACCAATTTAGAAGACATAGACACCCGGAGTTAGTTGTTCGGGTTCTATTCTAACCTGTAAGGCTCTATCTACTGCTATAACCGCTGCGACTGCTGCGTCAATACGGCGTGATGATGCTCTGTTTTCTTTCACTATCCTGACTCCTAGATTGTCGGTTTTTACTACTGCGTTTGAGAGATGACGAGCCAGTAGTGGGTCTCCATCATGTCTGAGCTTCTTGTCAACTACAGCGTCAAAGAACTTGGCGCAAGCCGGGACCATACGCCTTGCGTTTGTGGATGGATACTCAACGATTGGGTAGCCCTCTTCGGCGAGAACCTGCATTGACCTTTGCCAGCGGTAAGGGTCGCAGACTATCTCTTTGACCTTAGGGTTGGCGGTCACGAACTCCCTAATCTTGTTCTCGACCTGAAGGATGTCAACTCGCCAAGTAGCGTCATGAATGTTTGGGTCTTTCTCCCATGCCTGAATCATAAAGACTTGCGGTTCATCCTCGACTGTTGCACCGACTAGGACTGTCGAGTCACCTGAGAACGATCCGTCAAAGCCAATTATGTATTCCTTGTCTGTCAGGTCGAGCGGTGCTTCACAGGCTTCCCAAGAACCTGACGGCAACCATGACACCGCAGACGATACCCATTGCCCGCAACGCTTGGTGCGGAACTCTGGCTCAGGTGTTCGCCTGACTGCCGACTCGAAATCTTCTGCCGAACAGATGTCTCCATAGCCGGGGTTTGACATTCGCCAAGTCTCAGGTTGTGTGTGGTCAGCTTCGGCAGGTGCTTCCCAACTTGCCATGAAGAAAGTCGGGTCTTCTACTTCGCCTCTAGCAACCTTCTGCCCATACTGATACAGCGTGTATGCAATCGAGTCTTGACCTGTGGTGTCGGTGCGAACTCCGGGTGTGGTGATGGCGATGAGAGTTGCTAAGCGACCTCTTGCACCCATAGCCAAAGACATGACATCGAACAGTTCTCGATTGGGCTGAGCGTGAAGCTCGTCAAAGATTACAGCCGATGGGTTTAGACCTTCTTTGGAATAAGCCTCGGCAGATAGAACTCGATAGACCGAACCATTTGACGGAAGCTCGATTGCGTCTCTGTAAAGTTTGGTTAGCTTTGAGAGTTCTTCGCTTGCCTCAATCATTCGCTTAGCGTCTTGAAAGACAATCCTTGCTTGCTCTTTCTCGGCGGCCACGCTGTAAACTTCCGCTCCTCTGACTCCAAGTATCAGAGAGTAAAGACCGAAGATAGAACCGAGTGCAGACTTGCCGTTTTTTCTCGGCATCAGGATCAGGTTTATGGCGTGGCGGTAGAGGCCGTCTTGTCCTGCGAAGACATGGCGGATTAGTTCCTTCTGCCAATCTCGCAGGTGTAACTGCTCGCCTGCTCTGCCGGCAATTGAGTCTTTGGTTACAACGCCAAAGGCTTCGGCAAAGTCAATGACAAATTCCCCTTCACCTGATTCAATCAGATTTTGAGGGACTGGTGTCAGCCACTGTGGAGGCCACACGCTCTGCCTTCTTTCTCATAAGTTCTTCAAGTTTGCTCGCTGCCTTGACTTCGGCTATGCCAAGACGAGTTCTATCAGTTGGGGTAAAGCCAAGCATTGACAGATTTGAGCTAATCATCTTTTCTAAATCATGCAAGGCTCGGTAAAGCCTCCACTCACTTGTCTCGTGAATCTTCGTGATGAGGTCGGTTCTCCGATCCATCTGCTCACAGGTGATGAGCAAGAGCTGAGTATCCGAGTTGCGAGCAATCCAGTTCTCGCCTGTCTTCATCGCTGCATCCCAAAGCTGTTGGCCTGCGAACTCAAGCGGTCGAGCCGGTGCAATGTAGCCACCTGCGACATAGCTGACCTCTTTGGGCAAGGGTCTTCTTCCGGGGTTGCCTAAGTGTCTTTTTAGTTCGGCTGGCTTCGGCGGATTCGGCATTTTCTTAGCTTACCCGAAAAGGTTTGAACTGCTACTGTGTGCAGAACATTGCGGTCGGGGTATTACTCACCGCCTTTTGCCTATGTTTGACCCCACCCCCGTTGATGACGGCGTAGGGGTCGGCGTGTGCGTGGTGATTACTGCGCAATAAGGCGCAAGTTAGTGCGTATGTGTATTAGCGAATGCGATTAGGAATCGGCGAGAGGCCTGTTCCCTCTTGAAGAATTGCAGGTCTTATGAGCAGGTGCTAGGGGGCTGGCAGGGTCTCCCGCTATCAGGTGATCGGCTGTTATCTCGTTGCGGTCAGTAAAGGGTTGTTTGCAGATATGACAGTGAGTTGCATTAGCCCGGAGGATTTTAGCTGTGGCTTTGTAGGCCGAGCTATAGAGCAATCTTTTCCTAGCTTGATGCTTAGGGTCTTGGCTTCTCTTCCTCTCCCTGTCTCGGTCGATTTGTCTGCGACACTCAGCGCAGTAGTCTCCAATGTCTTGGTGTAGGACTTGACACTTGAGGCAGGGTCTAGGGAATCTCATTCAGGTAATACCGCCTAGCAAAAATGAGGGGTAGCTCTATAAAAAATTCTTTTGTTGTGTAGATTGTATCCTTCTGAATGACCCCCGCCTTTTTTATTTGGTCGGCACTAAAGGTAAGCCCATAGCTCCAGTCATCATTCAGCATCATCAAATAGTTGTCAGGGTTCTCAAAGAACTTGAGCTTGCGTGAGGCGATGTGAACTGTCTGATAGGGGAAGGCCTGTCCCTTCCAGTTGTGCTTGACCTCTACCTCGATGCCCATGGTCTTGCCGTCTCTCTCGGCTAATAGGTCGATGCCGTATTGGTCAGGGTTTACTTTTGCTTTGTATCCCCTGTGTTCAAGCCAGCGAAGGACTTTATCCTTTGCAGGATCGTCTGTCTTATAGAGAGTGGGGTCAAAGGGCTTCATTTGTCTGTTGAGTAAAACCCTTTCCCATTGAACTTAAATGAGCGAAAGTTGTAATCCCTAACCATGTCAGCTTTGCAATGAGCGCAGATTGGGGTTAGGACTTCTTCTTCTATCCTTGCGTGGATGGTTATGGTCTGGTCACAACTACCACATTTGTAGTCATAGGTTGGCATTAGAGTTTCCTAACCTCACCCGCAAACGGCGTGTTCTTTTCTAGCTCGATAATGAGAATGCCACAGGTGCTATCCAGTCCGTTAGAGCGTCTGAACCAATCGCTTCCCGCATCCATCGTGGGACATTGCACCCAGAACTTTGAGCCGTTGCCGTCATTCCTTTGACCAAGCTCCTCAATGCGCATATGATGGAAATGCCCCGTCAGAAGCGTGTCACATGCCTGAGACCATTGTGAACCGAACGAAGCCGATGCCCAATGTTTAGGTATTCCTTCTGGTCTAGATGCTTGGTGTCCATGCATTACGCCGATTGTGTTGACTCCGTATTTGAAAGCGAAGCCCTCGTCATGTGGCTGTGGGATTAGGTATTCAACATCCATCCCTAGTTCTTTTGTTACCCTGCGTAGCTGCTGAAGGATGACGATGCCCCAGTCATCGAGTCCAGGCTTGCCGACCTGTTGTCCCTTGAATCGGTTTTGGCAATGGTTAGAAGCAACTGAGCCGTATGTGACAGGTGCGTATTTGTGCGCCCGCTTGATTAGGTCAAGCATCAGCGAAGTAGCAACATCCACCTGCTGCATTGGCGACAGGTCATTGCTCTCTAGCTGGTTGTAATGAGCAGCGTTTGAGAACGACTCGATGATGTCACCGATGTCCATGATGAAGATGCGCTCATACTTGCCCGACTTCATCTGTTGCTCAATGCGCTCGTAGGAACGCATGACCCTAGCGATGAGTTCTTGTGTTCCGCCTCTTGAGCCTGTCTTGCCGACTTGAAAGTCTGAGGGTGCAACTATCAAAGCCTTGTCGGTTGTCTTGATGTCTTTTCTTTTCCCTGCGCCCTTGCGAGCTTCAGACATAAGAAGCGGTAGGTCAATCTCTCGGTTCTTCTTGCGGAAGGTAAAGCGGTAAGAGACTAACCACTCGCCGCCTTCTCGCTGTTGCCAGCGTGAGGTTCTGATCGGCGGGATGATGTCAATGTCACTAGGGTCAATGCCTGCGCTCTGTAGAAACTCGTCAAAGTTTGCAGGTTGCGTGGCGTAGCCCGGTGTTGTTGCCTCACCCTCAAGTCCGTCAAACTCAATGGCAGGTCGGAAGTTCGGTTGCGCTGTAATCTTCGGCGCAGGTTCTAAGTTCTCAAGCATCACTCAAAGCAAGAGCAAAGCTCTTTCCTGTGCCTTCCGATTGCTTCGTTGGACAATTGCACGCCCCTCTGACTCAGGGCAACGGATAGACCCTTGTCACTCCATTTGGTTTTGTTCGCAAGAGCTTCGGTCAGGATTTTCTTATCCCCTGCATCCATGCTCTCAAGCGTGGCTCTAGTTTTGCATCTTCTTTTACCTGTGACTGGCTCAAGACCCTCTAGCATTCTTCATTCCCTTCTCTAGTTCGGTCAATGCAAAGTTTTCTGCTATTGCAGCAGCCTCATCAATTTCATCCTGACTCAGCGGCTGGTTGAACTTCTGCAACAATAGCTTGGACATTTCCACCCTGACGGATAACACCCCTAACTTGATCCCTTGTGCGATCAGAAACTTTGAGTGGTCATTCACCTTGTCTTGGAATGCCCATAGCTTGATTAGATCTTCAGGTTCGTAGTTTTCCATTAGATACTCAAATCATTCTCATCAGCGATTAGCGACTGCACGATGCGTTGGAGGGTTGGATTCTGCCATGCATGATCAGCAAGAGATCCCTCAATGTATCGAGCAAGGTCCTCTCGGATAGATTCGAGATCTGCAGACCAGACCAAATGTGGATCTCTCAGTAGGGCAGCAGCCTGCTTAAAGTCAGCGGCGATCCTCAGTTCTCTTCTAGTAGCCATGATGTCAACTCTGGGTTTTCTTTGAGGACCATGAGAATCGGGTTCTCCCAAACGCTAATGAAATGGTGTTCCCATTCCTCGTATTCCATTTTTTTGGAAGGCGAATCGTTCTGGAAAATAAACCGACAGGCGTGAAGTAACTCATGAAAGACTGTGACTCTCTTTTTGCTCTCTCCAAGCTCTCGGTCAATGACGATAATGTTTCGGGAATCTTGTGTGTAACCTGCACTTGAATCGGCAAGTAGCGGGTCATCTTTTGATGTGAGTTGAACGATGCGGTATTGCTGGAATCCAATTTTGACAACATCAGGACACCTTGACATTCTGAATTTCCTCTAGTGCTTCTCTAAGGTCGGACAGGTAAATGTAGTCACCATGCTGGTTACCTGTGTGGTGTAAGTCTATGGCTTTCCAAAAGACTTCGGCTTCTAGCCTTCTGCCTTCTCTTACCCCTGTTTCGTAGGCTGCCATGCAAGCCTTGTGGATGGTTTCTTGGAACTCGCTATTTGTCATTTTCTGCCCCTGTTTTTAGTAAAAGTATTGCTATAAGTAAAGTATTGACCACCGACAATATGAGGATGTATTCAATCACTTCTGGTCTCCTTCAATCAGGATGGCAATCAATAAATCCGATAATTTATTAATTGTCATTCTGCCCTTGTTTGGAAATGGCTCAATGTCCCTGTAGATAATCCACAAAAGCTCATGGATAACCTCATCATTTAGTAGCTTTTCCTGAATACTGTCAAGCTGGAGAGCCATGCCGTAAGCAACCGCTTCATCCCACAGCTCTTGAGGTGTTTTTGCTGATTGTTCCATGTAATAAGGGTTAGTTGCCACTGCCCCGCAATTACAGGTTGCCGTTGGTAAGTCATCAGTAAAATCAAACCCGCAGTGATGGCTAGGGCTTTTACGCCTATACGGCATCTCAGCACCATGAGCAGCAAACATGTCATCATCCATCGCATCCCAAAAAGATGTCATTTCTTTTCTCCCTTGATTAGCCTTAGAGCCGTAATAAGCCCAGCTATAGCCCGCTGCTTTTCCAGAGCGTTATTGCGTGTGGTATTCAGCTTGATTGGTTTGCTTGGGTCATGATTAGCCTTCAGCCATTTTCCCCATGATTTATCTAGCTTCACTTCTGCTCTCCTTTGATTAGTGCTATGAAATCGGTCAGGCTCATGTAGTCCACCTGATTATTGCTTGCATCGAAACGATTGAAGTTTTCTTCTAGCAGCTTGATGATTCGCTCTCGCTCTTGCTCCGCACCTCGCATCTCAGCGGCTACAAAGTCACCTATTGTTTGCCAGAAGTCATTACTCATCTTCCACCTCATCTGCCACCTGTTTGATTGGCTCTAGCGGGACATTTATCCCATGCGCCCGCTCGTTCTTCAGGTGTGTCTCTAGGCTTTTGATTTTTTCTAGCCTGAATCCACCCCAACGGCGGTCATCGGTCTCAACAATCGGTGCTGAGGTCAGTCCTAGCTCAAGGAATCTGTCAACAGCTTTCGGTGACTTGTCTAGTCGGCGTGTCTTGTAGATGATGCCTCTGCGGTCAAACTCACGCTTTGTGGTTTCGCATTGAACGCAGTTTGGCTTTGTCCATAGAGTGATAGTCATCACAGCTTTGCCCCTGTCCTCAAAGAAATCTCTTTGCGCTCGTCTTTGATGATGTCAAGGCACTTGTCATAGCCCTTGCGCTCGACCTTGGTCATCTTCACTCGGTCAGCCATTAGCTGAGTTCTCATTGACAGCCAAGTGGTTGCGTATTGTGCGCCCTCCTGAATGCCATGACGAAAAGCCTCGTCTAGTTCGTATTCAAACAGTCTGTCTGCAATCCAAAACTTAATGTCTCTCCAAGTTGCTCTCATGCGTTCTCTCCCATCAGTTCTTTAGCAGCCCAACGCAATGCGTCAGCTAATGCGGGGTTGCCTTTGTTGTGTGCGTGGTTAGAAAGCTCCTCAAGAGCTTCGATGCAGGATTCAAATCCTCTGCTGAATTGAGCCATGCCGTAAAGGTCAATCTGGCGATCAACATGGTTTCTAAATTCTTCAACTGTCATTTCTTTTCCCCTGTGTCGTAGTTATCTTCAGAGAAGTTGACTCCGAAGTGTGCCATAAGTGCGGCGATAAAAAACGGAACGCAGAATGCAAGTCCTAGCAGGTCCATTTGTTTTCCCCTTCCGGGGTGAGGGCCTAAGCCCCCACCTTTTTGTTTAGTTCTGCGGACAAAATTGCAAAAGCTTTGCTTGCCAGTTTGATGTATTGATCCATTAAAACATTGGCTGTTTCAAATTCGCCGGCCTCCATCGCTTGACGAGCGACTGCGTGCGTCGAGATTGCTAGATTGTTGATTGTTGTGTATTCAATGTGCTTGCTGTTCATCTGGGTTCCCTTTCTCTTTCTTGCCCTGATGAGAATAGGTTAGTCCGAGTCAGGGTCAATAAAAGCCCAAAACTTGCGTTGTTATGTAATCGTTATATTTCAGTTATAGGGCTAAAATCCTGATAATTGCGCCTGTTTCTCGGTCATCGTTATAGAACTTGCGGGCTGCAATCTCGACAACTTGGGAGTCATCGCCCCAAATAAGGCCTGATTGCCCTATGCCGTCTAAGCAGCCCCGGAGGAGCTTATCGGGCGGTCAGAGATCGGGCGGCACTATTGGCAACGCCCGATCTTTTATCCTCACAGTCTTAGGTCTTTCTAAAAAGAAATCCACCTCGACCCTAATAGGACCGAGATGGATGTTCTTGTTTGCGAATGGTTGACAAGCATCTTCAATAGCCGCTCGCCACTTTTTTAGGTTAGCTGATTGAGCCTCGACAATCCTGCCGTTGAATACACGCTTAGACCCTTGAGGGGTCGGTCTGCCGTAAACATGAAGTTCAATCACCCCTCTAGTTTAGAAGGGCATTTCCGATCTGGTGATGGTCGGGTTGTTTATGTTGATTGCTGCGACTTGCTTTGGAACATTGTCCCGGCCGGTGAAGCTCTCAATCTTGACTGACAGATCACCTGAGACTTCTAGGGTTTCCCCTTCTCTTACCTGTTCCTTAGTCCAGACTGTCACCCATTGGGTGCGCTCCTCGCCCTTCTTGTCTTTGTATTTCTCTACTCCCTTGAAACCATATGAGGGAATAAGTCTTGCGACCTCGACTGTTGCTTTTACTCTCATTGTGTTGCCTTTCTATGCGCCTCATTGACGCAATCTTGGTGACCGCAGGTTCTCTCGCCTTTCATGACGAGACTGCCGTCTTCTCTTATTGGGGTGACCATATCCTCGGCATAGTTTCCTTGCCAAATCAGACAGTCACCTATCTTTGTTTGTTTCCTTGCCCTGCAAGATTGACAAGTGTCGGGGTTCTTGCGGGTCAAGAGTATTTCCCACACTAGTCCGCAGCGAGGACAAAGTTTCTGCATGAGGTTAGTCTAGGCAAATTTTGCATAATAGGAGCATCTTTCCATGAGGGCATTTTGGTGGTGGGGAAGCTTGGGCTTCGAGTTCTGCCATCTGCTTTAGATAGTCATCGGAGTGCTTGCGTTCGTTTTCCTTCTTTGCCTGCGCCGATGCCGATCCGACAGCACCGAACTTCCAAGGCTGAGCCTTTGCCCTCTGTTGCTCTTGATTCATCCAACGCTGGAATGTCAGCGACCAGTCTTTGTGCTTTGTGCCTTTAGACCAGTAGTAGAGCTTGAACTGCTCGATGTTGTAAGTCGGGTCTAAATCAGGCCACTTAGTTTTGAACATCTCTAAAAGCTCTTTTGTTGGATTCCAGTCTTCGGGTAAAGGAAAATCTTTCCTAAAGGTTCTCTTTGGGTTATCTAACGGTTCGGGCGGTCTGGACACCGCACCCCCTGCGGTCTGGACACCGCCCCTTCCTGCGGTCTCTGTGTCACCTGCGGTCTGTAGACCGCCCCCCTTCTTTCGGCGGTGATTAGTGCTGCCATCGCAATCATCGGGGCAGGTAATGGACAATTTATACAGGTTTGTAATTCCATCCCGGCGAACCTCAGTCAACTCCCCAAGTGCGATCAGTTCGTCAATTGCCCTTTGAACAGTTCTTCGATTCAAGCCCCCGGCAAGCCTGCCAATGGTCTCATGGGATGGATAAGCTCCATGTTCACCCTCAAAGTTGGCGATAGCGATCAGAACTAAGCGGGTTGAGTAAGTGGCCTGCGAGTGATAAAGACTTAGGGTTAGTGCTGAAATTGACATTAGGCAACCAACTGTATTTTTTGAAATGCCTCTTTTGCTCTGCGATCTCTCGCTCCACCAGCCCAGCGACCAGCGTTGAAGTAAAGCTTCTTGATTGCGTCTAGCTGATCCTGTCGCTGCTTACGCTCTGATAGGTCAATCTTCTCTTGTTCCGCTTCTATCCGAAGAGCGTGTTCACGCATCTTTCTTGCTAGCTGTTCAATATCCATTCTTTCCCCTTCTTAGATTAGATAACTAGGTGGCTGTGTCTCTACCTTGCTACCATCCTCGGACAATTTATACCAAGTCAAATGCGGTGCGTCAAATACTGGACTGGAAAAGTCTTCCCATGATGCCAATTTGTGCCCAAACTCCCTAGCCTCAGCTGCCACATTTGCGTCAGCCTCCATCTCAAAGTTGTATTTAGAACAAACCAAAATCAAATTATCTAGCCTGTCTAATAATTTGGAACTCCCCATTTTGCGGCCTTTTCTGTGGTGCACCTCTAAGGCCTCAGTTGCTCCGCAGTGATAACAATAAAAATCCCTTTCCCTGATTTTTTTCCTAATGTATTCGCTAATAGCCATACTTCTTCTTTCTAAGCTTCCATTCACTAACAGTTAATTTATTTTTTGACTGATTGCACTTAGCGCAACTTTGGATGAGATTACCAAGCCCATGTATTCCATTTTTAGCAATCGGAATCACATGATCTAAATGTTTTGAAAATTGGCCACAATAGGCGCATGGTCTCATCATCATTCTGCGGATGTTTTTTACTGGAATTATAAAAATCGAAGATTCAGCCATCCTTGCTCTACGCCTCATAAGTATGAGTTTGCGAACTTCAGGCTTTTTAGCTTGATAGCGATATTGAGCAGCCTTGGCTTTTTCTGGACTATTTATTCTAAATCTTCTAGAGGCAGCAGCTACCTTGTCTTTATTTTTTTGACTCCAGACCCTATCCGCCTCTTTTTTATAATCTGCATTTTTTATCCGCCATTGCCTTTTTTGCTCAGACAACTTCTCGGCGTTTATTTTTCTATAATTAGCGTTATAAATAGATAATTTTTCCGCATTTGCAAGTTGATATCTTTTATCCCAAATTTTTATTTTGTCTTTATTTTTACCAGCCCAAGCTCTTTTAGCGGCATTCACTTTTTCACGATTTGCAGCCCGGTAAAGCCTGTTTGCAATAACATCGCAACTTTTACAAGTTGATCTAAACCCGGATTTAGATGATTTAGAGCCTCGATGGGCGGAAAATGCGTCTAAAGATTTTGATTGCTTGCACTTGGTGCAGGTCTTATAATCAGACATAGTGGACTCTCTTTCAGTCTGCTCATGCCCCGGGATGTTTGCGCATCGCCGGGGTTTTTAGTATAGCACCGATATTTTGGTTTATAAAGGCTTTTGACCATCAAAATAGATAAGGATAACCAAAAGCGGTCTAATGCCCTCTAATCGCATCCTAAGGCCTTACAGCCTAGTTTCTTGCCCTATGAGTTTGGCTTGGGTTGCTAGAACCATGCTGGCGGTCTCAATGCTCTTTATCTTCTGCCTAATTCGACCCAGTTCGGCCTTCCTCAAATCCCTAGCCAGCCGCAGATCAGCGGACTCAAGTTTGGCAATGGCTTCCCGGTCTCGGACTGTCCCGGCGGCTTTGATGTAAGCCTTCTGCTCGGCTAAATCCAAATCGTATTCGGCTTCAGCTAATGCTTTCTCGGCCTCGAACAGCGCAGTCGAACCCTTAGAGTTCTCCGCTATCAGTTCCGCTAGTTGCCTCTGGATTTCCTGTATCACTCAACACCCCTAACAGAAGCTCGATGAGTTCCCTGTTCCAGAACTGAGCTTCACATTCCTGTCCTCGAAACCTTGCCACCAGATACGCCTCCTCCAGCTCTTGGAGTTTGGCTCTCTTCAAATCGCTGAGCATAAAGTTTCAACCCTTCTAGGATTTCCTGAGAAGCGTTGTTGGCTTTAGCTTGTGCATAAAGGTCTCGCAGTTCTTCGATTGTGCCAAGACTACCAGCTCTCTCAAGCCAATCCATCCTTGCGACCTTTTCCATCTCTTCTCGACTTGGCCTCTTGTTGCCTGAGTAAATGTAATTTGCGAGGCACCGGCCAATGCTGCTGGTCTCACATCGCTCCAGAGCAAATGGGTCTGAGTTTGCCTCACTTGCCCAGCCTGTGGTCTTTGGAAGCTCATTGGCCTGATCTCCAGCGGTGAGATACAAGCGAGTCTCGATGATCCACAGACTCGAATCCTTAGTGTGATTGATGGTCACGATTCGAGCATCCTGTGATTCAGGTGCTGACCAAAATGCTTTCAGTCTTTCTTCGACAGTCGCATACTGTGAGAGGTCAAAGCGGGCCATTATTTCTTTCCTTTCTTCACTACCAAATAGGGCAGTCCATTTCCTTTGGCCTGTCTGGATGCGATACGAATCTTCTCTCCATCGACTTCCATATAGGCATACTTTGCTTTACCCATAATGTCCATGACCTGTGACTTTATGAGCCTGAGTTCTTCTGCAGCCTCATCGTATTTTGCCTGAGCATTGACTAGATAATGCAAGGAATCTATCTCGACCTCAGTCTCATCGATAAGTGGGTGCATAAATCGAATGGCCTCATAGGTGGATTCAGATCCATCCCATTCGGGTCTCTGGTCTGAGAATAGGCAGGCCTGAAAATCGATGGCTCTCTGTCGAGCAATGTCAATCTCAAAGTCATCACGCTCGATCCAGTAGTCATGCCATGTCATTCCTGCTACTGCTACTAGAGCAGCCCTTTGTAGTCCAAGAATGTCTAGGTAGTGCTGCACCTGAGCATAGTAGCCAGCAGGTAGTTCCTCCCATGTCTGTCTGCCTGTCTTGACCTCGATGACAATCCATTCGCCTGTCTCTTTGTGCTGAGCTAAGGCATCAGGATTGGCGTGTCTGAAGGGCAGCAAGGCATCTTGATAAGTGCCTGTGAGATAAACATCGTATTCTGGGTGTTCTTCGGCCCAGAGCTGCAGGATAGGCAACTCGAAGGCTTTGCCAAATCTGATTGCCCAGTTCTCCTCGATCTGCGAGGGTATCTTTCCTGTCTTCTTCAGGAATAAAGCCATAGGTGACTCAAAAGGGTTTAGTCCCATGATTGTGGAGATCTCAGATCCCCCGATAGATCCCTTGCGGGCTTCGTGCCATTCAGGCGTGCCAGCCTCAAAGACTCCGAGTAGTGTCGCTTCATTGAATTTCTCAGGTGCATGTATTTTGAACATGTCTGTATTTTCTCCCCTGCCTCCGACAT